GAATTCCAGTTCCAGCAGCGCCAGAACTGAAAGATGACCCACCGCCGCCTGAACCGCCGCTGCCACCTGAGTTTTGGCCGCTTGCACAGCCGCCGCCTCCGCCGCCACCTGTTGAAGTGATAGAACTAAATACTGAGTTGCCGCCGCTGCTACCGCGTGTACCCGTGCCACCCAAACCGCCACCACCGCCAACTGTGACTGTGTAAGTTCCATTAGTCACGGCAAGACCAGCGGCAGTTAAATAACCACCTGCGCCGCCGCCGCCGCCGTCATTTGGGCCATTGTTTTCTCCACCGCCACCGCCACCCGCGCCTGCGATAACTAGGTATTCAACTGTTGAAGGTGCAGGATTAACAGGACTTACAGAATTAGAAGCCGCAGATGCTACAGATGTAAGCCCTTTTGCATTAGTTGCGGTTACAGTAAATGTGTAAGCAGTTCCATTAGTTAAACCTGAAACTGTTACTGGTGATGATGCGCCTGTTCCTGTAATTGATCCTGGTGATGATGTAACAGTGTAAGAAGTAATAGCAGAACGCCCTGTGAAAGTAGGTGCGGTAAAAGTAACTGATGCTGAAGCGTTACCAGCGGTTGCTGTTCCAATTGTAGGCGCACCAGGTTTTACTGGCCCTGAACTAGAAATAGTTGCAATAATTGACATTAGATAAGATCTCCTACCACTAACCAATTGTTTGCAGAAGTTTGAATACAAGCCACAGATGAATACTGAGCGCGTATTTGTGGGCTTGCCGCTGTTGCGCCACCTGAAACCACTGTTACGCCTCCTGATCCTGAAACGGTTACTGCGCCTGCTCCATAAGCCGCCATCATAATAACAGCGCCAACAGGTAATGCTACAGAACTGTTAAGAGGAATAGTTACTGCAATAGATGAAGCGTTAGCAAGCGTTACCAGTTTTCCATTGTCAGTTAAAACCAATGTATAAGTTGTTCCTGTTTGTACATTTGTTGCAACGCTTGCCGCTAAAGTAACAGCCCCGCTTGATCCGCCTCCTGTTAATCCTGCGCCCGCTGTAACGCTAGAAATGTCTCCCGTTTCAGGAATGTTTGTAGTGACTGCAACGCGTGTGTCTGTAATGTCACCTGTGTTAATTTGAGTTACAGCCGCACCTACCGCAACGGTTGCAAGTGAAACTGAGTTGGCAGGGAGTGCAGGAGCAACAGGAGATCCCGCAGGAGTTCCCGCAATTACCTGAAAAATTACATCATTGTTAGCACCTGAATAAAAAGCATCACGCACTGTTGCGCACACAAGATCAATGCGTGGGTTTGTTGGGTTGGCTGTTGTAATTGTTAAAGTATCTGTTGCATCATTAAAAATTGTGTAAACACCCATGTTGGTTGTGGTTGTTCCAACAATTGCGGCCCAACCTAAAGCAACGCGTACTGACATACCTACAGGGGAGTTAGCACTAACAGCCAATGAAGAACTGCCAATTGTGCCAGTAGTAGCCCATAATGCTTGCGCTGTTAAACGGTCATACTGAGCAGGGTATGAGCCTGCCTGTAGCCATGATGGGGGCGTTTGTAGTGTCATTTATTCTCCCTTAGATGTACGCAGAATACCAAGAAACGGTAGCCTGAGTAGTTCCCGCTAATGTGCTTGTGCCAGTAAAAAAGAAATTTGAGTTGCCTGGTGGCGCATCAAACCATGTGCCTGAAATTAAAAGATTACGCGCAGGGTTGCCATTAAGTGTGATTAACTGATTGTAAAGATCAATTTCTAAAATGTCTAAAGCGCTGTATGTACCTGTAAAATTAAGCGTATTGCCAGTTGTTGTGTTACCAATAATAGGATTTGTAATAGGGCCTTGAATAGTAATTGTTGGGTAAGTTGTAGCCCAACCAATGTTAGAAATTGTAGTTGTAACGCTAGAAGAACCACCACCGTATGTGTAATTAAAAGTTTTGTTATAGGTACGCCCTAAAGCCGCGCTAATAAGCATGTTGGCAGTTTGCAAATTACTGTCATAATAATTTGGATCAGGGCAAAAGAAATCAACCTGAGATGTAATGTATCCATAAGTGTAATTAGGATCTATGCTTGTGCGTAAACCGCGTACGCGAGCATCAACAAATTGTTCACTGGTTGGAATGTTAGGGAACTTAAAGTAAAGCGGTGTTGTGCCTGATGTTTGAGGCAAAAGAACGCTTTGAATTGTGTTGTAATTTGTTTGAGCAGATCCGTTACTATCGGCAAAAGTATTAAAAATAATTGAGATTGTTCTACCGCTTAAAAAATCCCGCCCAGTAAACATACCATCATGGTATCCACGGTTATCATCTTGATTACGGATACCAGGCAGAGACTCAAGGCCATCAACACTAAGGATTTGATAAGGAGAACCAGCGCCGCCAAACACCTGATTGTTAAAAGCAAATGAATACAGTTGCGTTAAAGTTGTCATTCTATTGCTACCCCCACATGTCTGCCGCCAATCATTACAGCATTACCGTATTTAACAGCACTAACAACCGCTGAACTAACAGCATTAGGATCAACGCTTGTTGCAGTAATGTTGTTAGTAACTGTTACTGAAGATGATCCGCCAGCCGTCATGCCTGTCTTGTAAGGGTCATAACCTACACCTGGAATAATTGAACCTGCTTTGGCAAAAACAGGAGCATTACCTATAACACCTGTAGAAGATCCTTTACTAATTGCTTCCATAGCGTCAGCAATTTCTTTTAATTTATCTTTAAGATCTTTAAGTTTTTTCTCTGTGGCTTTATTGATTTCATCAATAGCCTTGTCATACTCTTTTTGAGCCTTTGCAAGCGCTTCCTGAAGGGTTTTAGCGGCTTCTGCAAGTCCTTCATCAAGGTTCTTTTGTGCTTTGGCTCTAGCCTCTGTAAGCGCTTTAGAAGCCGCCGCTAACGCTTCATCATAAGCCTCTTTAGCACTAGCCAAAGTTTCTGCTAAAGCCTTGTTAGCATCAGCAATTTTTTCTGTACGGTTTTTTTCCGCTTCAGCCATTGCCTCACTGTAATTTTTATTAGCCTCAGCCAAAGCCTCAGTCATTTGAGTATTAACATCAGCCAATGACTCTTTAAGATCAATAGAAACCTGATTGTATGCGTTCATCATTTCTTCAGTTGCAAAACTGGTAGATGTATTCATTTGCCTTGCAAGTGCGTCTAGCCCATGTGCAGAAACATCTTCTAGGCCGTAATAAAGTTCTTGTAATTCAGTAGTTGCTTCAGGAGATGCCGCCTTGAGCGCTTGAGCAATTTTGTTACCCGCTTCAGGGCCTTGCTTAACAACCTGCTCAATAAATACCTGGCTATAACCCATGCCAGCAAGAGCCGCCGCGTTAGCCTGAAGTTCTTTGGCCGCGCCTAATTTTGTTTTAAGGTCAGCAAGAAGTTTGTCTGCGGTATTAGCGCCACCCTTAAATGCGTCAGCAATGTCAAAGCCTGTTTTAGATGCAAAAGCATTACGCAAACGATCTACGCCCTGTTGAATAATGTTTGCCTGTTTTTCAGCCGCGGTTTTAATTAAGTCAGCGGTTTTACTTTCTGCTTTTTTGCGTATGTCATAAAGTTTTTCTGTATTATTTTTAAGAAGATCTGCTTGTTTATCAGCGTAATCTTTTTCAATGTTTTGTAATGTTTCTTTATGGCGTTTGTACGCTTCTCTTTCAGTATCATTTCTGCGTTTTTCAGCATCAGCCACGGCTTCTGCATAACGGTTATTTGCTTCAGCCATTGCTTCATTAAAATCTTTATTAAGGTTAGCAACTTTTTCATCATAATCTTTATGCGCTTCAAACATTTTTTCATTACGGTTTTCAAGAGCCTCTTGAGCCTTTTCTTGAGCCTCAGCAATTGCTTCATTCATGTCTTTGTAAACTGCTAAAACATCTTTTTTGTAATTTGCTAATTTGTTTTTATTATCAGCGCTAAGGCCGCCAGCACCGCCGCCAGCACCAGCACCAGCACCAGCACCGCCTTTGTCACCTTTACCTTTTTTACCTGCTTTGGCAGACTCGTTTGCAGACTTAGTGAATTTATCAACTTCACCCTTCAATCCTTCAACTTTTTTTGCGGTCTTTTCAGCAAAGTCACCAACGCCTTTAATAGCGCCATCAATTAATCCTAAGCCTTTTTTAGCCGCACCACCAACGCCAGGCAATTTAGAAAGAACAGTTAAAAACAATTTAAGCGGCCCTGTAACTACCTTCATAATAATGGTGATCATGTCACCCCATGCGCGGATCATAAAGGCTACATAACTTAAAACAGCCTTTGCTACCGTACCAACAATGTTTCTAAAAGTTTCAGATTTTTTATACGCAAGCACAAATCCTGCAATAAGCAAACCAATAGCAGTAACAATTAAACCAATAGGGTTTGCTCTCATAGCCGCATTAAGTCCAAGCATAGAAGCGGCAAGAGTGTTAGTAGATGCAATTGATGCTAATTGGCCGCCTCTCATAATTACCTGGGCTACTGCAAACAACTTAGTCATAGTTGTTGTTACAATTACTACCGTTTTATACGCCATAAATGCGGCAGTTACAACGCCTAATCCAATTGCTAATGACTCAACAAGATCTTCATTCTTTTTTAAGAATGTACCAAACCCTTGAACTATAGGAATGATGATTTTAAGAAGTGTTAGTAATGCTCTAAAAGCAGGCATAAGCGCATCACCAATTGCTACTTTAGCATTTTCAAATTGCGCAGACAATGTACGCATAGTATTTGCAGTGCCATCAGCCGTACGCCCATAATCACCTTGAGCAAGTTTTGTATCCTTCATAATCAATGCGTATGAGGCTTGTGCTTTAGCCGCAGGTGTTAGGGCTTCTTTGGTTGATTTAATCAAACCCAATGACATTGCTTCTTCTTTTATGCGCGCTTCAGATAAAGCAACACCAAACTTTTTAAGCGGTTCTGTTTCCCCTGAAAGTCCTGAGCGCAAAGCAAGAATTGCATCATCAATAGATGTGTTGTTAAAAGAAGCCATGTCAGAAGCCAATTGAACAAGGCTTGTGGACATTTCTTGAGCAGGGCCTTGACCCATACCAAACGCTTGAAATAAGTTTCCATAAGTACCAGCGGCTTCTAAAGCAGATTGTTTTGACATACCCATAGCCGTTGCGGAAGTTTCTCCCCACGCTTTAACGGCTTCTGCATTAGCGCCAAAAACAACATCAATTTTAGATAATGACTCAGCCATGTTAGAAGAAGCCATTACTACATCTTTACCAAATTGAAGAACCTGCGTACCAGCAAAAGCAACACCCATTGTTGCGCCAACCTGTTTGATTTTGCCCATAAAGTTTTGCATGCCAGTTGAAGCAGTTTTTACCTGATCATCTACGCCTTTAATAGCACTTTCTGCTTGTGCTAAACCTGCTTTAAGTTGAGTTACATCTGCTTGTAATTGAATAAGCATTGGTGGGATCAAGTCAGCCATGTGCTATCCCCCTAACTTTTCTTTTACAGCGGCCATAAAAACCCTGTTAATTCTGCCATTACGCAATAGCAACAATGCGGCGGGTTCTAAGTAAGGGTATTTTACCCCTGAAGTCCATTTGCCACCGCCCTTTTCAACCTGGCGGGCGTACACCATTGTTGGGCCAATCTCAGCAATGTAACTACCAAACCCCATACGGTATGTAGTTTTTATAGATCTTTTTAAATTACCTGTAACTGTGTTTGGCCCTGATCCGCCAACATGTTTTGGCGGTGAAGTTTTAATGTAAGCCCTACCATTTTTACTTACACGCTTTTCATAACTGCGTGTGCCTTGAAAGTTCATTTTTGCTTGCCGTTCAACATCAAGGCCAGCCCGCATAATTCCAATTTGCGCGCCTTGTTCTATTTTAGATTGAGTTCCATTAACGGCGGCAAGAACTTCAGAAAGGTTCTTAATGATGATGCCGCTCATTTAGTCCTTCATTCTCTCTACTTTTACTTCATCAACGGTTCTAGCAATTGCCATTAACCAATCAGCCGCATTTGCGGGCAAGTTATCTACCTGTTCAGGTGTCCAACCAAACCGATCCGCCATTTGATAGTAATACCATTGCTCATCAGGGTAAGAGAACGCCTCATGGCGCTCCCCACCCTTGAGTAACCATTTTAGGCGTTGGAGTTCTCGCCAGGCGCTTTTGGGTCTGCCTCTGTTTCAGGCGTTTCAGCCAGGCTAGGGAACAGATGTTTTTGAGCGTCTTTTGTATGTTCTACCAAAGCGTCATAATCAGCCATTGTTAATTCATCTAATGACTCAAGTTTGATTGATGGCGGAATTAAATCAAATGTCCATGACTCAACAAGCATTGCAATAAGTGCATCACCTAACGCAAGTGCTTTTGTAAGATCTCCGCCTACCGCATTGTCTGCGCTACGCATTACATTTTTGCGATCTTTTACACGCAATGTTGATGGATCTTTTAAGGTTACTTTTGCTCCTGATGGGAGTGTTACTTCTTTAGACATGTTGCCTCCTGTTTAGTTTGCCTTCCTAAATCATACCTAAAAGGAGCAAGTGGTGTGGGAGAGCGGGAAGGCAATCGCCCTCAACCACACCACCGCCCTGATCTAGTTATGCGTATGTGCCTGATGGCTTTGCGTTTTGCAATGTCCATTTAATAGGTGAGAAGCCGCCTGAAGAACCAGCATCAGTTGTATTTGATTGCGCATTAATGTCCACTGTGACCTGTACAAAATCTTCACCGCGTTCAATCACACCAGTGGTGTAAGCGCCCTTAGTAAGTACAGCGCGAATTTGTACAGTAGATGCGCCAGCACCATACTGCCAGTTAAGTGCAATTTCAGGCTGTGTGTTGTTAAGGAAATTAAGCAACTGGGAGTCATTGTCCATGACAAATGTAATCTTTCCTGTAACTTCTAGCGGCCCTAAAAATACCTGGTATGGGTCTTGTGTATTTGAAATGCCATAGATAGGTGTTGCAGGGCGTGTCATGTCAATGTTGCCAGTCATAGCAGTTGATACCGCAGATCCACCAATAAAAACAGTACCGCGCCACACTGGTGTAGGTAGAACTGTTGAGAATGTAGGTGTTGGATCTGAAACAGTTTCAGACTGGAAACCAGTGGTTTTTGTATCATACTCAAGCATGCCGTCTGCGTTGAACTTCAATGAGAAGTCAGAGAACTGGCAACCAGGGTATGAGCGAACATCTACGGCATAGAAATCAGTCAATGTGTAAGAAATTGGCTGAACATCTCCGCCTGATGCAAGGCTGTTAAATAGTGAGATTGTGTGAGTAAATGGTGCAGATGCGCCAGTAGTTGCTACTGATCCTAAAACACCTGCAATGCCATAGCCCACGGTGTCTGCAAAGACTGCGCCACCAAAATCTACAGTTGAGCGGGTACGCCCTGGAATGTAGTTGTAATTCAAAGCATTTGAGCCACGCAAACCTGTGTCATAAAGTGGATCAACAATGTCCACTGGCTTGAGGCTATCCTTCATTACTGGAATGAAGTCAGTTGGTGCTACTGCCGTACCGCGGGTTGCTTCTTTAGCAATACCTAAGTACGAGCGTACGGACTGTTGAACAGACATTATTTCACGCTCCTAGTTTCTTGTCTGACGCGGCAGACATAGTTGTTGTTGTTTCCTTTGGTTCTGTTGGTTCTGTGACTGATGGTTTTGCGCTTGCAAGTGTTACATTTGCGGCAACAAATCCTTCAGGTGCGTCAAACTCATCACCAGGTTTTACAGTTACCCCAACACTAGGGAACACGCGTTCATCAGTTCCATTGTATTTGTATTTCATCATGCTCCTTATGCCTGGATCATCTGTGTTACAGGGAATTGTATCTCAGCAAAGATTTCTGTAACGCCTTCTTTTTCTGTAGAAGGTTCTCCATAGCGGGCCTGAATAACTGGCTCTGCTCCTTGCCATACAAGATTTCCTGTTGGATCACCAAAGTTATGATCTGACCTCAAGCGCTCCTTGATGTTATCAACGATTGTGTCAAAGTCAGTCATAACATCTTCTGCCTCTCTATGAAAAGAAATGCAGAAAATTTGAACAATTACGGTGTAATCAACACGCTTCCAACCGTTAGTTGCCCCGCCAATTGCTAGGCGTGTTTCATACTCATCAGCAATGTAAACAACAATGGCCGCTCTTGTAGCCTGGCCTGGTTCAGCATTTACCTGGTAATTAATAATCTTTGGGAAAGATGTAAAAACCTGATTAACATTGAGAATACGCGGGTTGGCTAGAAATAAAGAAAGTGTTTGGCGCACCGCGTTGCGGCCTGTAAGCGTAGGTACGGCGGTCATTATCTGATCCTGCGGTATTTGTTCACCATGTCTAAGGCAACGGCTATGTCACTACCATAGCGAACAGACCCAGGAATGTTGCCCGCAGGTGAGGTTGTGTAAGCCATAGTAGTTGAAGCATCACCACGCATTTTAATAAATGCGGTTGTAATTAAAATACATGCTTGTTTTAGAACAGTTGGCAGATTGCTAAATGTTGCGCCAACACCATGAGCAAACAACATAGGAGAAACTAAAGGAACTGTTGTTGATCCGTATGTGTAAGTGCTTGCCACCGTTACGCGTTCAGTTCTTTGGCCATCAAAAATGCGGTATTGCTCGCCTGGCAAAATGCCTACTCCACTGGCTACTGTTAAAGTTGATGCGCCTACATTTGTAGCAACTGCAATTTCTGTGTTGGTAAATCCTGCAATGTATGTGTACTTTGTAAATGTCCAATTGCTTCCGCTGATAGATCCGCCAAATTGCAACGGGCCTTGAGAAGTAAAGTTAAACCCAATTTGATTGCCAGGGATAATAATTTGTTGCCCTTCAAACCACGCTATTGAGCAATCCTGTAATTCATTTAATTGATTTGGGTTTGCCCCATAATAAAATGCTGAAAGAGAAACAATAGGCGTGTTGTTTGGGTGTAATGCGTAGTACCCGCCTGATGCTGAGTAGCGTATGCGTTGTGTTTCTGTGTATTGAGTTGCCACTAAATTTTGGTTTAGGTATTCATTCATGTATGAAGAAGCGCGCAAAATAACTTCTGCCAGTTCTGCGTCTTGAGCCGCCGCGTTACCGCCTACAACCAACATGTCAAAGTTAATTGCGGTTGGCGCGTTCTTGTATTCAGCCACACTGATGTATGGGTTCTCACCACTAATGTCAGGCGTGATACCTACGGCCATTTTTTATTCTCCATCTCGCGGTATGTCTTGTGACTCAGTTCCGCAACGCCCACACTTGCGAAACCAACCCTCAAAGCCACATTCTACGCAACTAAATCCGCGCTTGCGGTCATCACTAGAAATTGGATTAAGTGATGCTTCAAAAAATCCTTCAGCCTTCATTGCCTTCTGATGCGATTTATTTTCTACATTGTAAATACCCTGGCGATCCGTAAAGTAACTTTTGCCGTCAATAACAGTTTCTTTTACACCCCTGTCAGGTGCTACCCATCTAGCCATTTTGCCTCCTAGTTAATTGAGAAAGGGTGCGGCTTTTACACCGCACCCCTCCCTTCATTATTCAATTGTTATTCTGTGATTATTTCAGCCGTAGTCATGTGTGATGGAGTGCCGTCAGGTAATACAATCTGACCTCCGCCATGACTATTTGTTGGCTGGTTACAACCACATTCTAAACACATTACGCTGTTTGAATTCCTGAAACTGCGCCGTTCCATGCAGGAGCGGTGCAGAAGAAAGTTCCGCGGAAGTATGTTGAGAAGTCATAAGTGAACTGAGTTACTGGCCACTGGATACCCATGTAGTCCTGTACCAAGAAGTTCGCCCATACATCAGATACCTGTGTATCAGGAATTGGCAGTGTCCATGAAAGAACAGGTGCAACACCTGAGTTCAACCAGGGGTGAACCATAAGATCCACGGCCTTACCAGTAACTTCATTCTGAAGTCCTGTCACGATTGAACCGTATGTTGTGCCTTGCTCACCTGGGTTGTTAATTACCAAACGGTAGTTAGCAGTTGAGCCATTCTTGATTGCATCAGATAGTTGCTTACGATCATTACCGTTCAAAAGAACAATGTCAGGATCAGCCTTTACATTCTGATAGAGATTAGCAAAAACAGTTTGGAATTCTACACCTGGGTTAGCAGTTGAGAACGCGCTGTTGATTGCGTTGTTAAAGCCAGTGTTAGGCCCTAGAACTGTTGGAAGAATTCCGTCATAACCAGTTGCATAAGCAGATGTGTCTGCGTTAGCGCGTGATGCGGCTGCTCCTGTTGTAGAGAACGCAAAGTTATTTGCAGGAAGGTTAGTTGCAGAAGCGCCCTGAATGATTACAGTTAATCCGCCCTTTACTGTTCCTTGTAACTTACAGTTTGCTGTTCCTGTTGCAGTTCCAACATACACATTGTAACCAAGTGCGCCAACTGAACCTGTGAAGGAAACAGAAAGAACATCACCTGAAGCAACTGTTTCTGATGCAACGGCTGAGACAATTGACTCACCAAAACCGTTAGCAGAAATACCTGCGTCTGCGGTGATGTAGATGTAGTAAGTGCCTGCCGCTAGTGCAGTCTGTGAACCTGAAGCCGCTGGTGATGATGCAACAAGTGCTGTTGGAGCGGCAATCGCTCCTGAGTAACCTGAAGCAGTACCGCGAGCCATTAGCATCATGCGTTCTTCCATAAGCATTGTTGCGTATAGAGTTGAAGTTGATGATAGTTGGCGGAGATCCTGATAACCCATACCTGAGAAGTTTGCATCAAATGAAACCTGATCAGATAGTGAGTATGAGTTGTAAGGCAGAATTAAGTCATCTGCGGTGTATGAAATCTGTGGGCCACGGATTAACTCAAGTGGAGTAGAACCGCCACCTGCAAAGTTGTTCTGTGTGCTTTCAGAAATACCAGGCCAAATCTGTCCTTGTCCACCTGTACCTGTACCTGTGTAACCAAGTACGCGCTTTACGCGGTGTGAAGTACCAATGCCTTTTTTGCGTGGGATACGGTTGCGGAGTGGTGTTGGGCGTGGTGTAAGCAACTTAGAAGGTGCTTCAAGGTCAAACGCGGCAAATGATGATGACAATGGAGAAGTAAGTGTGATTTCCTTCTGAATGTCCTGCATTGCCATGCGCTGAGCCGCTAGAGCAGTATTCAAACCGTTCATAGCGTCACCTGATAGTGACTTATTAGCCGCTAGTGCTTCTAGTGTTGTAATTGCATCTACAGTTGGTGCTTGTCCTGGTGTGTGAGAAGCGTTTGAGAGACTCTTGTTTAGTTCAATTGAGTATTCTTCAAAGCGTTCTGCGGCTTCTTTAGGAGTTGCATCACTGAATAAATCGGCGGCCTTTGGGGGCGTTAATGCCATTTGTGTTTCCTTTCAGAGATTAGGTTGGATTACTTATTAAGAGTTTTTTCATACTCTGCAATGTATTCATCTGCAAGTATTTTGTAACCCTTAGCAAGTGTTATGTCTGTTGTTGCTCTTGCTTTTTCTTTGTAAACAGCGGCCTTAGTCAGTAGATCATTAGTTGCTTTCACATCTATTGGGCTAACTGTTCGCTTAGGGCCACCACCTAGAGCCAAAGATTTTGCGGTTGCCAACTCAGTTTCCAAACTCATTGCTCTAACCTCAGCCGCCTCTTTTGCGGATACAAGGTTGGCAATCTCTGATTTGAGAGCCTTTGTTGCTTTTTCTACCACTTCTTCTACTATGGCTTCTAACTTATCTGTTGAGTTTTCATCAACAGAAACTTCTTCTGTAACTTCTTCAGTTACTTCTTCTGCAACTGGCGCTTCTTCTGCTTCAGCGGATTTAGGCGTATCGGCAGGAGGAACAATTGTTGCGGTGTCTAGGTTTGCGTATGTCTCCGCTGTTGGTGTCATGTCGGTAGCGGCGGCGGATTTATCGCACATGCACTCTTTCATGGCCTTGTTACATTCAGGACACATTTTTTTCATGTCATCTGCTTCTACTTCTTTTTCAGCGGCCATGTATTTGCCATAAGTCTTATCAGCATAACCTTCAGCCATGCCCGCTTCTTTACAGCGCGCCTTAAATTCTTTTAATGACTCACCCTTTTTAGGCATCATTTCTTTTTCTTCAGGCTTTACTGCCATTTCAATTTCCGTTTCTTCCATAACTTCTCCTTCTGCTTCTTCGCCCTCATACCAAGCATGGAGGTGGGCTACGGCTTCTAGTAAATGTGAGATAGAAGAAAGTTCATTGTGACCTTCCTTCATTCCTTGCGCTTCAATAGAAATGAGATTTGCTAATGCTTCGCGCGCCCGCTCATACTCACCTTTATCAAACTTAAAAAGATCACCAAAAAAGGACTCAGGTACAGCAATTGTTTCTGATCCCATTGGGCGCTCCTTTGTTGAATTACTGTCAGATTGTAAACCTTTTTCCTTGCTCTCTGCTTTGTATTTGCCACCACGCTTTTTGTACTCGCGGACTACCCAGGCATTAGCGTAGGCAGACGGGTACACATCAAACTTTGCTTTAGCCGCTTGTATGACCTCTGCGTATAATTCTTTATCCGCAGGCTCACCTTTGCGCGGTTTAATTACCTGAGATGTATCTTCTTCACCTTCTTTTTTCTCAATCCATTCTTCTACCTGAACTAAATCCTTTTCACCATCTACAGATTTAGCCAAAACTAACTGGCAATTAGGGTTAGCGGGTCTATCCACTAAACTGACTTCTACAATCTGCCCATCAACAATGCGCCCATTTGCCGCTTTGCTATCGCGTACAACGCGTGGGTTTTTGATACCTACTGAAAAACCCTTGAGTACACCAGCATCAACCTTCTTAACTGAAACAGGATCTACAACCAAAACGCCAATGTAATGTCCATCAGCCTTTGCTTCATACTCTTTGGCAACGCCAGCGGCAATGTTGCTGTGTTGTTCTCTAATGTTTCCACCTGACTTAAACCAGGCGGGCATGGCGCGCTTTAACCAATCGCCATCACAAATCTGTTGATCAATGTCAATGGAGTCATCTGTTGCCTTTCCGTAAACGGTCATTGTGCCGTCTGCGTTACGATCAGCCTTCTCAATACTAAAGTATGAGGTGGTTGTTAGATTACTAGCCATTGATTTCTCCTTGTTTTCTTGTTCACTGGTAATTCTTTTAGCCCATGCTCTGCCAGCGTCTCCGCCCCAAAGCAACCAAGCAATGTAGCCTGCACTATCTACGCCCCAACCTTCGCCTTTTTTATCTACTTCATGGCGCGCAAAATAAGAATTCATGCGGTTTAAAGTTTCTAATGATAATGCTTTTCCGTTGGAAAGGTCACGCGCGCGAGCAACGCCAACCTCTGTTCCACCACGGCCATGTTTAGCCCGCAGTTCTAATCCGCGCTTTGCGTTATTGCGCACCTCTTGCGGTGGAACAAACCCATCAGCCATTGTTATCCCTTCAAAGCCTGATCACTAACTGTACCAACTTTACTTACAGGAGTAGGAATTATTTTACCTTCAACCTGCTCATAAATTACATCTTTGTTTTTTCTTATTACAATAATGCCTTTAGGGTCATTAAGTATGAAGTTTTCTTTGCTCATTTTTTTACCCTAACTTTCATTTTTCTTGTTGTTGGGTTTGTTTCTAGGACTTCAAAATTGGTGTTTCTAGGGAGCAACCATTCACTTTCTGTGTTGCGGTTGCCCGCTTTTCCTCTTAATCCATCAAGCATAACCCCTTTAGTGCCTTCAGGGTTTTCAATGTTTATTATCCAGCCATCTTTGAATGTTTCAAGAAATCCTTCATCAAGGGTTGTTGAAGAATAACCTTTATCTATCCACACATCACCTGGGTTCAACCCCGCAAACAATTCATCTATTTGAGTGGAAAGGTTTCCTTGCCCAATTACTCTGTATGTAACTATTGGTTCAGGTAAGCCTGGCGCAATTTTCATTACTCCATCTATTGCCTTAACAGCATTTTTTACGCTTGTTTCATCTATAGCAGAAAGGTGATCTATGCGTAAGTATTCATTAATTTTGCCATAGCCGTATGATTTGTATTCTTTTAACGCATAATAACCTTCTGTATGGTTTATCCGTGTACCAGGTTTTTCATAAGCCAACTCCATGAATTTTTTATCTTCTAATTGATAATTAATAAATTCATTGCGTTCTTGCGCATCAGTAAATACGCGGTAATTATTAGGTGGTGTTTCAACAACAGCCGCGCCATTAGGCATAGGGGCTAACCCACCATCAATACCCATTAGGTCATCATTTTCCATGCCAGGAATTACAGGTAGCAACACGCAACGGCAATGTGGGTGAGCGGGAGGTTGGGTATTGCCTGATGGAAATGCTTGCCCAATAACTACTTCAACGCCTGAGTTTTTAGCGCATTTATCGCATGGATCTGACACATGCCATTCCATCTTTTCAAGTTCTGCTTCTTTATAGCGTTGGATTGAGCCAAACGACATAGCGCGGTTTTGTTCAGTGATGGCAATAGTCAGCGCTCTTGATGGACTAGCCACATGCCGCCCAATCATTACAGCCGCATGTTCTGCGTCTAGGCCAGCGGCTATTGAGTCAGAAAGAGCAGTGCCTAAGTTTTCTACAGTTTCTTTATTAAACTTTTTAAAATAACTATCAGCATCAACGGCGTTTAGGTATTGAGAAAAGCCTCCTGTTGGGCGCAACAATAAAGCCGTTGCCTGATCTCCTGGTTTCCAATTATCCCAATCAATGTAACCATCATCTGCGGCTTTATTTGCCTTCTCAGTTTTAGCAATCCATTCACCAGCGGCGGCTTGCCCTAAAACATAGGCTTCAGCCCATGCGCGCATGACTGTTTGGCGCAATGGTTCATCATTCATGTACACATTGAGTATTAACCATGAGCGGGCGCGGGTGCGGTCTTGCGCGGTGTTATCTGTAGGTTGCGGTTGCGTTTCCTGGTATTTGTTAAAAACTCTTTTAAAGTCTGTTACCTGGCGCAGTGCCGCTCTAATCTTTACCGCGTTCTTTGCCGCTATGCGCCCGTCTGCCTCAAGAGCGCCCTCAATCATGTTAGATAAGCCTTAGCCAGCGCCCTAGCGGTATCTAAGTCACCATCAAAAGCACAACGGTTAAGAGCATCTCCCACAATTGGATCTAATGATTTAAACTCAAAGAGCCTTGCGCGCTTGCCCTTTGCCGCCCATTTCATAAATGCTTTTACTTCATTAGCCTGTTCTGCTTCAACTTCTGTGTTTTCAACTTCATTATCATCTTTAGGCTCAACCTCTAATTCAGGTTTTTGCTCAAGAGGATTAGGAGTTGCAGGCGCGTCAGGTGTTGCATCAGGCCCGCTTAATGTTGGAGCAACTGAAGCAGTAGCCGCATCAATCAATCCATCAGGTGAGAACAAATAAACAGCCGCTCCGCTTACAAGAATTGGCATGTCAGCCTGTGGTGTATCAAGTAACGGCAAACCTAATTCTGATCTGCGCTCATTGACTGACTTACCCGCAGATGTAACTTCAATTTGGTTCTTGCGCGCATTTTCTTCTGTGTCCATACGCTGTGAAGTCATAAGTTTGAATTCAAGTTCACGCGGCATACCTAAGTATGTGTAAGAAAGATTTGTAAGTTGTTTAGAGATCCAGTTAGAAAGAGGCCCAATACCTAGCGCTTCTCCATTTTCTGCTTGTCCTTCTGAGAAACCAGCCCCGCCTAATCCGCCCTTTGGTGAGAAACCAATTTCCGCAGGTTGTACGCCAAAGTGTCCACAAATAGAAGTAACTAAATAATCATCAAGTGTGTCCTTAAACTTCTCGCCATAACCTTCATTAACAATAGGTGTAAGACCCTTTGGTAATAAACGGGCGCGCTTGCGTTGCTCTGTTTGTCCTGCAAGATCATCATTGAGAATACGCTCATAAGCAAGCAAGAGGTCAGGGTTAGTTCCCCAATCTTCATCAGTTGTAAACATGAGTTCAGGCATTACACCATCTGTGTACTCTGCTCTGATCCATTGTTGGCGGCGCAAATAAATGTCAGCAAGTGGTAGCGCTCGCTCTACTGGGCTAAATCCATAAACAGTTGTTGAGCGGCGATTGCGTACCAAATAAGCCAATTGATCCGCGGTAAATTCACCATCTGCTTTTGGATCTTCTTCAGTTGCGGCAAATTCTGAACGCGGGAAACCATAAAGGATTTGTTGGAACGCCGCGTTAGGTGACATTGGGCGCATACCGCGGTCATCAATAAGAGGTTTGATTGTTGAGCCATCAAGAATTTGAAAACCGTAAAGATCCCCACCTACTGTTGGCTGTGGGTAAATAGCAAGCGCATCAATTACAAGAATGTCCTCAATTGCAATGTTGATCCAGTCCTGCCATGTGTATCCGTTTGCCTTATCAGGGTTTTCCCAAAATGTACGCAAGCGGTTAATTTCATCTGTGTACTTTTCACGGGCCTTAGCCATAGCGCGTACATGATCTCCACCTGACTCAGCCGCAATCTTTTCTGATGCGTCTGAACCAAGAACAATGTCAAAATCTAAGCCATTCATTTTTGATTTAGTTACTTCAATGCAACGGCGCAAAATGTCTATGCTATCGCCAGCGTCTCTTAATGTTGAGAATGGAACTAAGCGCGTTGGAACAATGTTGATGTTCTGAGCAACCTGGTATTCATAACGGCGCGGTTCAGGGCGG